GATATCACAGAAATACTTAGTTATTATAAATGGTTATTAGGTGAGAAAAACTGGTACTGGATAGAACAATACATAGCTTACATGATCCAATTTCCTGGATCTAAGATGAGGTGGGCGCCTGTCATTACAAGTGTTGAAGGTGGTGGAAAAGGATTGCTAGCAAAATTAATCTCAGCGATCCTAGGTCATCATAACTGTAATACACAGCTCATGTATGAGCAGATGGTGAACCAGTTTTCAAATGTATTAATGGGGTTACAGTTTGGAATTATAAATGAGTTAGATCTTGCTACTAAAAAGAACGTCAAACAACTAACTAATAAAATGAAAAAGTTTATGTCAGACGACACGTTGACAATAGAGCTTAAAGGTAGACCACAAATAAAAATTCCTTTTTTCTGTAACTTCATGATTTTTTCTAATGATGAGGACTGCCTGTATTTAACTAAAGAGGCTAGAAGATATTTAATAATTGCAATCAAACATAGTCAAGATGCAATAAATGAAAAATTAGATGCAGGTGTTAAAGACAAGATCCTTGATGCATTGGAGTTTGGATCTAAGGAACTTGGACACCTGTTGCATCACTTCCAGAAGGTGAAAATAGATGATCCTAAAGCATTCCAAAGAAATGCACCTAAGACTGAGGACTTCTTTGATTTAGTTGAGAAGGGACGACCTATGATCCATAGAATATTAGATGAGAGGTTAGAGAATAATCAGCAGCCATTTTTTAATGATAGCGAAAAATATGGATGGGTTGAAGAAAAAGGTAAATACAGGGATGCACCTGTATTAGATCAATTTGGAAATAAGACAGGTGAAAAACAACCAGAACGCATAGGCACAGATTATTTTGAAACAAGGATGAATTTTAGTGGATTGGTAGTAGCAGCAGATTTACATGAATTAATTATGTTAGATCCAATACTTAGAAACGAATACTGCACAAGAGATTTAATTATAGATTGGTGTAAGGAAAGATCTATCACATGGCCTAACGGTAATCCTACAAAGCAGATAGTGTTACCACATGGAGCTTACTCAAGAGCATATTTAATTAAAAATTATGAAGTGCAAGGACAAAAAATATCAAACTGGACAGAAGGTCAACTAGGATCACATTACTACTGGCACACTTTCGATCGTAAGAGATTAGATACACAGGGAAAATTAGATTGGGTTAGACAAGAAAATAAAGTGAAACAAACTAACTATGTTGAACCAAACATTAATATAAAAATGCGTAACTACTAATGAAACAGAATAGCAGACAAAACAAAGCTAGATATTTACAGAACCTGGTAAAAGATAAAATCTGTAAAACATTTAACTTAGATAATAAGGATGTAAGAACTTCAACACTTGGTGAAAATGGTGAGGATGTAAAGCTGTTGACACTTACAGCAAAGAGAGTTTTCCCATATGCTACTGAATGCAAGAATACAGAGCAGTTTATAGGGCTATATAAACACTTCAAACAGTCTAAGAACCATAATCACCGTGAGCCATTACTCATAATCAAGATGAATAGGCAGCAACCGCTTGCGGTTATATCGTTAGAACATTTTTTTGAATTACTAGAAAAAGAGGATTAGCAAAAAAAATTTTTTATATGCTAGACCTTTACTCCTTTTGCTACTTTTTTTCTGAAAAATATTTTAGCTCGGCTCTATGCCTCTAACACAGTATTAAACAGAGAGTAGAAGTAACCTTTTCTGACACAGAAGGTGGGTGGGGTCCCTTAAAACAATCTAAATTGCTAAAGCATGCTTATGGGTCCTACTTTTATTTCCATCACTACAATCAAGGCAGCTCCACTGCTTTGCAGTTGGAGTGCTGCCGTACTTAAACAACAAACAGATTTAGATAAATAATAGATGATTGACTTGATGGACTTGATGGATCTGTATGGAGTAAAGTTACGGTCCACCTTTGACCACTTGTTGCAATGGTAACAAACGCAGCTTAAAAGTAATTATGACCAGACATTTTATTCCAGGCATTGATGATGAATATAAATTCACTAGACCAGAATACGCACTATTCATGGGTATTAGCACCAACGCACTAAGAATGAAAATGAGGAGAGGATTTTATTCAGGTGAATATGTAATTAAAAACGGAAAATATCTCTTCAAGAGACCTCGTCCACAGCATGATAATGGACCACCTTCAGACCACCCTAAATCCAGTGTCAACGTTTCAGCATACTCTATCAAACGCACTAGAAACAGGGGCAACCATAAAGAAGGTGATACATCCAACTATACTAATGATGCATTTAGAATGCATAATGAAATGAAGATGCTGAATAAGCTGAATGGTAAGTTTAAAACTGAGGAGCATAGGAAGAGATTTGAGCAGCTGAATGATGCTGCATTAAAAAAGATTAATGATGATATTGCAAAAGAAGATGATCAGAAGTTTAAGACTGAATTGTCAAGAGATCCAGGTTCCATGGTGAATGGATATAGACCAGGCATTCCTGCACCTTCTAAATATGGGACCATGTTAAATGGTAGAGGGATAAGTGAGCAGTATAGAAAAGAGCAGGCCAGATTAAATCGTAGAGATGAAAATAAACATAAAACTAAATATCTTCAAAAGATAGATTATGAAGGCAACAGATATAACACCAAAATTCCAGATTTTTCAGAAGGTATAAATGGAGATCTAGGTAGTGTTAGGTTCGGTAATTTTAGGGGCTATGACACGTTCACAGATGAGGACAGGGGCAGTGTTGAAGTTCAAGGAGTATGGGAACATGAAACATATCAAAACCCATTACATGAAATTCCACAAGGCATGAGTAAAGTTCAAGAAGAAATTTGGAAACTAAAAAATAAGAAGGTATAATTGCATAGCTGTTTGATCGCAGCTTTTTCATAGGGTGGTGGGCAACTGCCACTCTCACCAACATCATTCTCGACTAATACACCGTACTAATTCAACCTCAGCGAGTCAGAAAATCCAGTAAAACGCATTGATTAATAGATGCTAAAACTCCCATAAAATCCATGATCCATGGCGCCTGTTGGATGAGCATTTATATATGTATGCAACAATAAATAATCCTTAGTCTCGTATTATTCTCGACTGATTAATTGTTTTTTCTTAGATTGTTCTTCTAACTATGCATGTTTATTGATATAATGAGATTGATACAGGGAGTTGCTAACGCAATTAATTCGTAATTCTTTTAATTTCTTTACAGCTCCAACAGTACCTTTAGATGCCTATTAGTTGGCTAAGTATCGACTAATATTTAAACGGTCCTTATGTATCAACAGAAAGCATATGAAAAAAAACTCGATTAAAACTCGACCGCAATATCTCGATCATAGATCTCGATTATTAGCGCAACCTATAACCCTGGAGCAAGAATGAAGTACGCACAAAAGCTGCAACTGAAAGATAGTGTAATTGATAAACTACAAACTAATTTTATTGATGCAAATAATAAAACTCATGAACAAATAAAATACTATTTTGAAGATTGTAAAGGCAGGAGCTGTCAGGGCCTTGGTTTGTTTCATAAACGTAAGACTAAACGTAAGGTCATGATCCTTGATTATTGGTTGAATGATGGTGTTGAAAGAACTCTATCTAATGGCAAGAAGGTATTTGGTAAAAGTAAGAGATATGTTTTGGGTGATTACGATAGGATCAGTTTTAATGTTAAAGCTATTGAAAAAAAGATAGCAGATCTTAGGACTGAGTATGGCAGCAGGAATGATCTAACATGGAATGTTGATATTGTTGCAGGTGAAAAACTTAAAAAAAGAAAATTATATGATACGCAACTGGGTGAAATTCAAAGAGCTACATTTAATGATGCTATCAAAAGTTTCTTTGAAGCTAACTGTCCACAAATAGATAAACCTTCTGAGACATTGCATAGAACAACTATAAGAGAAAATGCAAGATACTTGATGGGTTATCATGACAGGTTAAAAGCATTAAAATTTGTTACCAACAAAGACAACCAGGGAGAAATAGAATTCAAGGAAAATTATAAAATTGATGGTGAAGTACAAGAAGGAATTACAAGTTGGGATATGTTTTGGAGCAAGTTTCCACCAAACGAATATGCTGATATAGGACCAGGAAAATCTGTGTTCGATACTCCGTTTGGCCAGAAGGTGTTAGCAGATATTAGTGAGCATGATGTAAGACACTATTTGAATTCATTAACAGCATCACCTGGTACTAAAAAACAGATTAAAGAGAGTTTTAGTTATGTATGGAACTATGCAAAAGAAAAAACTATGTTAGGAAAAAACTCACCAAATAATCCAATAAGAAACATTAAAATAGAAAAACCTACATCAAGTGCTGCATCAAAATATAATACAAAAGAATTTACTGATGAAGAACTATCTAAAATTCTTGAGGCATGCGACCTGTTTAAAGATAAATTCCCATTTCAAGTATTTGTAATAAAGTTGATGATCTTTACTGGTAGAAGAAGAGAAACATTGCTGCTGCTACAGTGGGCTTACGTTAAATGGAATACAGAAGTTTTAGATAATGATGGTAAAAAAATAACTGTATATGGAACAATAGAGATCCCTGCACATGTAAATAAAACAAAGGTAGAAGATAAATTTTGGATTACATCAAATATCCGTGATGCCTTAGTAGAGCTGCATAAACAAAGAGAATTTCATTCATGGTCCATGTTTATTCCATGGTGTTTCCCTAGCCCTAGAGTGAAGGATAAAAGGTTCTTGCGTAAAGGCAATGAGAACAGCACAGATGCTGCTAGATTAAAAGATGTAAGAGATCTGTGGGAACAAATAAAAAAACACTGCGGACTTACAGATGTTGCAATGCGTATGTTTAGAAATACTCATGAAAATAAAGTTAATGAACAAAAGAAAGCTGCATCAACATGGGATGTAATTACTGTAACTGGAAGATCTGACACTAGATCCTCAGAAAGTAGTTATTTGAATAAAAAGCTCACTGCTAAAACTGCTGATATTATGGATGATATGGATAGTGAATGGAACAGAATTAAAAAGATTAGATTAATTAAATAATTCATGTTACATACTTTACACCTGGTAGCGACAGGAATTTCCCTACATTACCAGATAACACGATCCTAAAGTGGAGAGGTGGGTGAGAGGCTGAAACCAGTCGTTTGCTAAATGACCTATCGTGGAAACATGGTACGAGGGTTCGAATCCCTCCCTCTCCGCCAGGATAATCAATTATGAAAAAGAAAAAGATCACAGCAGCAAAATTAGCAAATGATGTCGAATGGTATGGAAGAAGTTGGGCAGGTGTTATTGAGTACGCACAATCTTTAGGATTAAAATATACTGACCTAGGTACACTTGTTGAAAATACTTATGGTGATCGTACAACTTTTAAACAAGTTATATTTGCACAACAGGTGCATAAGTCCTTGTCCATGGTTCCTTATTATAGAAGAGAAAGACTTGATGTTGCTCCATATGGAAAAGAAACTGATATGCATTATGCAATAAGACTGGACCAAAAAGCTATATTCAAACTTTATGCTGTAGCAGGTGGTAAAGCTAAAGATAAATTTAAAGGTGTAGCAGCACTATATTCAAAAGTTTATAAAAGTAGAAAAAAAGAAGTAGAGGCATATTTATTCACAGATAAATTATCTAAAAAAAGAATGAAGGAACTTGCAGAAATTAGATCTAAGGCACTTGGCCATAAGGGTCTAATGGACAAACTTAAATAAATCTATTTCCTTATAGCCATAAGGAAAATGTCAAAACATCACAAAATAAAATAAATAATTAGAACTGTTGCAGGAGTTGCTATTAATAATTCCTCTCCTGTAGCGGTGATTAATTATGAACTTTGTATTTGAAAATCGTTGGTACTCTAAACATGAAATTCTAAAGCAATTTAGTATTGCAGAAAAAACATGGAAGAACTGGCTCTATGATGAAAAAGGTAAAAAGAAAAAAGATCTAGCATCAATGGGTATTTATAAACTTCCAGGAACTAATTACTGGGTGATAGATGCTCCTAAATTTCAAGACTGGTTTAACTTATGGATAGGGGCAACAGATGAGTAAAAACAATATATCGAAAATTCTTGAGGCTAGAGGCGATAATTCAGAAAAAGAGGGACTAATGAAATTAGCCTCAGAAACAGCAGCAGAAGAAATGGGCATGCAGGAATTCATGAACATGAAATATGAAGAACAGCTAAGAGAATTCAAAAAAAACAATCCAGGTGCAACTGAGGATGATTATAAGGAAATGATCATAAGACTGAGCCTTAAAGATGGCGGTGATGTTGTGGACCTTAGTAAATACCGTAAGATGAAAGAACCTGTAGAAGTTAAAAAAATAGATCTAGCATCATTATTCACACCAGGAAAAACACTCTCATCACTTACGGAAAAAGAAAAAGATGTTGTCAACCAACTGCTGCGCATGACACTGGGGAAAGATTAATGAGATCTAAATATGATGCAATCTTTGAAACTATGGATGACAAAGAGGCTGCTGAATTTACTAACGGAGATCCAGAAAAGATAAAATTCATGCAAGAAGTTAAAAATAACAAAATAAACTCGAACACACAGCCACGTACAGCATCAAACAATCCATTATCTAATACAAACCCTAAGCCAATTTTAACAGAATATGAAAAACAAATATTAAAGAGTAGTAACTCAGAGGCTAAAGGTACCTGGGATAAATTTGTCAAAGAAGATGCAGCAATGGCAAAACAAATAAAAAATAATTCACCAAAGAAGATAGGACATGTTGAACAACAGCTTGAGAAATATGAGGATGACTATGTCAACCAAAGAGGTGAACAAACTATAGCACTGGTTAATACAGGAAGTAAATTAAAAGGAAACATTAATAAAAATGATTACCTCTTAAAAGAAGATGGTAACGGATTAATGGTTAATAAGAATAGAACCATTGCAGTCAGAGATAGTTTTGTTGCTAAACAATTTAATAGAGCTTTAGGTGTTGAACCAGAGGCTACACCTGAGCAGTTTGGAAAGTTAGCAGCCAACCTTGAACGTAATAGACAGATGCAAGGTAAAGGAACAGATGTAAATAAATTCAAAAAGAATTTTAATAAACCTATACAAAAGAAAACACCTACTAAACCGTTTAAGTTTCCAGAATTTAAAATTGATCCAGTGTTACCTATATCTTATTTTAAACCACCACCACCAGATCCAGAATTAATTAGACTAGAACAGAATTTCAACAGGATGCTTGAGGAAAGTAATAGGCCTAAAGGACTTCCAGGAATATTAGGGTTAAATAAAAAAATATGACAAACAAAGATATGAAACAACACCTAAAGGATTTGTCTATGAGCATGGCTAAGGCTGTTAATGAGTATGCAGCAACAACAAATAAATTAGCAACTATGCAAACTGAACTATGGAAAGAGATTGGATTAAAAGTAGAGAAGATAAAATCACTAGAAGAAACAATCGCTGATAAGGAAGAGACTATTGAATATTACAGCGACCAGAATTCAGAGCTAATAGGCAGAGTAAATGAGGTCGAGGATGAGTTAAAAGCCTGTAAAGGCACTGAAACATCCAGAGCTGAATATGAGAAGAAATTCAAGGCTTTTATAGGCCAGAAGGTAGATAATTAATGGCTAAGTTTAAATCTATAACTGTTCCTAAATCTACATATGACGTGATCAATAAACTTAAATCACAAATAACAACAGTACCACTATCAACATCAAAAGTAGTTTCAATCCTAGCGCAAGACTACCGTAACACACATGAAAAAGATCGATCAAATAATGAAACTTACACAATCAAAAAATCCATCACCAGTTAATCTAGGGGCAGCTCATGCCTACTAATAAAACAGAATATATGCGTGAGTATATGCGCAAGAGAAGAGCTGCAGGTAAAGTTAAACACTGGCGCCAGTACCAAAAAGAAAAAGAGGCTAGGGAGAAATTAAAAAAAGCTCGCAAGAAGAGGGGTGGTAATTAAAAAATGAGTATTGATTTTTCTGATTATAAAAAGAAATTAAAAGAGAAGAAGTTACCAAAATTTAAAGTAGCAGCAGGTGGTGATATGCCTGCAAGAATTGCAAATTTAGCTCAGCACTCAGACACAGCAGATAGAGATTATTTCACTTACAGGAATTACCATGGGACAGTTAATAGTTATGTTGAAAGAAAAGAGGCTAGTAAGACAAATGATGGTAAAAAGAAATTCATACCTTATTCACTTACAGAAGATGGTAAGTGGGAATGTAAAGCCTGGCCAGACAATAGATGCTTATATAATGAACATCTACTCAAACAATATCCAGATAAACCTGTTCTTATAAGTGAAGGTGAGAAGGCAGCTGTTTATGGTAAAGATAATTATAAAGATTATGTCCATGTTTCTTTTCAAGGTGGATCTAAAGCTCCAGATAAAACAAACTACCAACACTTAAAAGATAGAGAAGTTATCCTATTTCCAGATGCAGATGATGCAGGTATTAGGGCCATGGTGCAAGTAGCTAAAATCTTGATTGAAAAAGAAATAACCTACAACATTAAAATTGTGGATGTTGAAGATCTTCCAGACAAGTTTGATATTGCAGATGCACCAATGCACCAGGAAATTAATGTACCTGGATATATCGCTAAGGCAGATGAATTTGATCCAGACAAATATTCAAAGCAATGGAAAGAAATACAAAAAGCAGAAGATAAAAAAGCAGTAGAGAGTGAAGTAGAGAAATTTCTAAAAATGTACATCTACATAAGATCTGTAATGTCATTCTATGAGCTTGAGAATAAAGAGCTACTAGTAAAGCAGCAAATAAATGACTGGAACCAATCACATATGAAGGGTGAAAATTTATGTAATAAACTATTAGATCATGAAGATCTAACTAAAGCACATAGTGTATTTACTCATGCAGGAATGAAACCAGGAATTATTGAAGTTAAACAAGGTGAGTTTGAGGCTATCAATAAAGGTATCTATTACAACACTTACTATCCATCAAACATAGTTGCAGCACCTGGCGATATCACAGAAATACTTAGTTATTATAAATGGTTATTAGGTGAGAAAAACTGGTACTGGATAGAACAATACATAGCTTACATGATCCAATTTCCT